GGTTCAGCAAGGTGCAGGAAAAAGAGGCAGCGAAAGCGTAAGAGTGAAAGTATAACAGGAGGATAATTTCATGAAACGAAAAATCATTATCAACAACAAAGAGTACACAATGCCGAAAATGTCAATCGACACATATATGGAATATTTGGACTTGAGCGAAAAGGTTGACGGGAAAGCAAGATACACGAGAGAGGACATCGAGGCGATGCGTCTGTTCGTGTGCAAAGCATACGGCGACCAGTTCACCGTTGAGGATTTATGCAATCCGGAAACCGGACTGGATGCAGCAGGTCTCATTCTTGAGTTCCAATTCATTGACGTCGGCGTCGCAAATGAACTCACCAACAGAATGGAGAAGATTGAGAAAAATTTTCAGACTGGCAAGTGATACCGGAAATTGAAATCACTTGCAGAGGAAAGAGATATTTCATCAACTCCATAACAGTGGAGCAATACAAAAAATATATCAGTCTCATGGAGAAAAACAACACGGAGCGATTTGCAGATGTGATGTTTTTCAACAAAAAAATCATGCAGGAGTTATTCGGGAATGAAATGTCGCTTGCAGAAATAGGAGAGATTGAGACCATTGAATTTCTGACAGCAATCAAGGCGGTTCATTTTACAATGCAGCAGGTTGTCGCCGAGAAGATGTTGAACATTGTCGAGGTGGAACGTGTTGAGAAAGAGGCATCCGCATTTGACGAATACGACCTCGAAAACGGATACGAGGACGACCAACCGGAGGAAAATCAATGGAAAGTATGCGGGGAAATTGTTGACCGTGTGGTGAAAATTGCGATTCGACTGTTGAAAAATTCATACAGTCAGTGCATGAAAGAGGACATTGTCACATTGTTGGACTATTTGAAATTTGAGTTAGACACAATAAATGAAAACCAGTAAGGAAAGGAGGCGACCGAATGGCTTATACGAGCGTCAAAATCTCTGCAAATTCAAGTGATTATCAGTCGCAAATGAAGTCGGCAGCAGCACAAATGAAAGTGCTGTCAAGTGAATATTCCGTTGCAGCGACAAAGGCAAAGTTGTTCGGTTCTGAAACAGACAGCCTCAAAGCGAAAGCAGAATCCCTCACGCAGAAAATCGAGGTTCAAAAGGACATCGTAAAACTGAACAGTGAGCAGCAGGAGAAACTGACAAAGAAATTGTCAGACCAAAAGACAAAGCAGGAAGAACTCAAAACGAAAATAGATGCAGCGAAAACAGCCTATGAGCAATCGACCGAGGAAACCGGAAAAAACTCTGAACAGTCAAAGGCATTAAAAGACCAACTTGACAAATTGGAGCAGGAGTTCAAGGCAACAGAAACCGCAATCGGAAAGACAGAAACAGCACTTGCAAACCAAACAACAAAGACAAACGCATCGAAAGTCAAACTCATGGAGATGCAGTCGGAACTTGAAAAGGTGAACGACGAATTGAAAAATAACAAGTTTGACAAATTTGCGACCGCATGTGATACAGCGGGAACAAAGATGGAGAATTTCGGGAAAAAGATGTCGGTAGTGTCTGCGGGTTTGGTTGCATTAGGTGCAGCGGGCGTCGCAGCGTTCACAGAACTCGACGAGGGATATGACACGATTGTGACAAAGACCGGAGCAACCGGAGAGGCACTTGCGGGATTGACTGCGTCTGCGGATAACATTTTCGGAAGTATGCCGGAGGATATGGCAACGGTCGGAGAGGCAATCGGTGAAGTAAACACAAGATTCCATTCGACAGGAGAGGAACTGGAAACACTGTCGACACAGTTTATTCAGTTCGCATCCATAAACGGAACGAATGTCACGCAATCAGTCGACCAAGTCGACAAAATCATGAAAGCGTGGAACATTGATGCGTCGCAGACGGGGAATCTGTTAGGACTTCTCACTGCAAAAGCACAGGAAACCGGAATTTCGGTGGATTCACTTGAGAGTTATGTTCTTGATAACAATGCAGCGTTCAAGGAAATGGGTCTGTCATTGCCACAAGCAATCAATTTGATGGCTCAATTCGATGCAAACGGTGTTGATACAACGGCAGCACTTGCGGGATTAAAAAAAGCGTTGCAGGAGGCGACAGCGGACGGAAAGTCACTGGATGTCGCACTTGAGGAGACAATCGGCAGCATTAAGAACGCAAAGACGGACACGGAGGCGTTGCAGATTGCGACGGAATTGTTCGGAAAGAAAGGTGCTGCGGAAATGGCGACGGCGATTCGTGAAAACAGAATCGACCTCACCAGTCTGTCGGCGTCGATGTCTGAATACGGAACAGTTGTTGAGGACACCTACAACGGAACTCTCGACCCGATTGACAATGCGACCATTGCGATGAACAATGCAAAACTTGCGTTGTCGACACTGGCGGGAACAGCACAGACGGCAGCAGCACCAATGATTGAAAAAGTGACCACGAAGATTCAAGAACTGACGCAGTGGTTCACATCACTCAATCCGGCACAGCAAGAAACGATTCTGAAAGTCGGTCTCGTGGTTGCTGCTATCGGACCGTTAGCAGTGGGATTCGGAAAGGTTGCAAGCGGAATTTCGACGACCATCAAGACCGGACAGCAGTTTGTTTCCGGCGTGACGAGTATCATCGCAAAGATTACGGCAAAGACCGCAGCAACAGCAGCGGGAACGGCAGCAGATGCAGCAGGAACAGCAGCAACAGCAGCACACACCGCAGCGACAACAGCAGCAACAGCAACGACCGGAGGAATGACAGTGGCACAAACTGCATTGAACGCAGTTATGAATTTGTGTCCGATTATTCTGATTGTGACGTTGATTGCGGGTCTGATTGCAGCGGGCGTCGCTTTATATAAAAACTGGGATGAAGTCAAAGTAAAACTCTCCGAGTTTTGGGGCAAAATAAAAGAAACTTTCAACAACATAAAAGAGGCTATCACGGGAGCGTTTACGAAAGCAAAAGAGGCGGTCACGGGAAAAGTCGAAGAAATAAAGAACTCGATTGCGAACAGTACAATCGGACAGGCAGCATCAACCGTTTTCAACGGCGTCAAAAATACAGTTTCGACAGTCATGACGGCAGCGGTCGACACGGCAAAGGAAAAACTGGGGAATATGAAAACAGCCTATGAGGAAAACGGAGGCGGTATCAAAGGCGTGGTTGCTGCCGGATGGGAGGGTATCAAAGGATATTACTCCGCAGGATATACATTCGTTGACAATCTGACCGGAGGAAAGTTGTCGGAAATCAAAAACAAATTCTCCGAAAAGGTATCAGAAATCAAAACGAATGTGTCAGAGGGTTGGGAGAACATGAAAACCACGGTCGCAACCAAAATGACCGAATGGCACACCAACGCCACAACCAAACTGACAGAACTCAAGACCGGATTTTCGACAAAGGTTTCGGAAATCAAGGCGAATGTGTCAGAGGGTTGGGAGAACATGAAAACCACGGTCGCAACCAAAATGACCGAATGGCACACCAACGCCACAACCAAACTGACAGAACTCAAGACCGGATTCATGACAAAAGTTTCGGAAATCAAAACGAACTGGTCAACGAATTTTACAAATCTGAAAGATACGGCGACCAATCTCATGGAGACGGCAAAGACAAATGTGTCGAATAAATTGACCAATATGCAAACGGCGTACACAAACGCCGGAGGCGGTATCAAAGGAATTGTTTCGGCATCCTTTACGGGTGTAAAAGACACGATGAACTCACTCATGTCGACAGCGAACACATTGACCGGAGGAAAACTCGACAGCATCAAATCGGCGTTCTCGTCAAAATTGAACGCAGCAAAATCCACGGTCTCCTCTGTCATGGAGAGCATCAAGTCCGGATTCACCTCAAAAATGGAGAGTGCGAAAACAGGAGTTTCAAATGCGATTAACAAAATCAAGGGATTTTTCAATTTCTCGTGGTCATTGCCGAGTATCAAACTCCCGCACTTTAGTATTTCCGGCAGTTTCAGTCTGAATCCTCCGTCAATACCGAAATTTTCAGTTTCATGGTATAAGCACGGCGGTATCATGATGAATCCGACGGCGTTCGGAATTAGCGGAAACACAATCCTTGCGGGAGGAGAGGCAGGAGCGGAGGCAATCTTGCCACTTGCAGAGTTCTACACCAAATTGAACAACATGCTTGACAGGAAGTTCGAGGCAGTGCAGAGGATGCAGGGCGTATATGTAGAGAATCACACATACATCGACAGTGACGAGGTCGCAAGCAGAACCGTTTCAAAGGTCGATTCGGAACTGGTATCAAATCAGAGGAAAGGGAGGTAAACGACAGTGAAAGTGAATGGCATTGACGCAAGGAAATACGACGCAAAGCAGTTGACCGTCGGGATTTCGCCTCCCTCGATTGCTGTCAATTATGAATGGTTGACAGGAGCAAAGACACCGACAGAGTTTGAAACAGAGGTGAAAATGGGTCACTTGAAACTGACAATGTATTTCAAGGGCAAGGATAGAAATACTCTGATTCGGACAATGTCGGAGTTTATGGCGAATTTCACAAAGTCCTGCGTGTTGGAACTGGACGGGTACAAAGGCAAATTCAAAGGCTATATGACCGCAGACAATTATGAGGACACAATCTCAAAGCAGAGAAAGAAACTCAACCTTGAATTTGACGGGTATTTCTACGATGACGAGGTTGAAATCACATTCGAGAACGTGATGAAAGGTAGTTTTTACATGGTCGGTTCAAGACCTGCACCGTGTATTTTGGAAGTCACTGCAAAGTTGACGTTGACAAATTATGCGATTTCCGGATTCGGGAGCGATGACATCGTCATTGAGAAACTGGCAGTCGGAAAAACGATTGTCATTGATGCCACAAAAGGAATCGTGACACTGGACGGAAAAAATGCGTTCAATGTCGTGGATTTGTGGGAGTTCCCGACAATAAAGTCCGGAGAAACTGCACTCACGTTTTCAAATACCTATGCAGTCGTAAAAGTCAGATACAATCCTATGTGGATTTAGGAGGTAGACGATGCAGATATACAACGACGACAAGGTAAGAATCGGAACTCTGACAGGGTTCAAAGAAAGAACAATCACAACCACTCTGTCGACCGGAGACAAGGAACTCGTTTTCAAATATCCGTCTCATGGAGAAATGGTCGACCTGCTACAAGAAGAATATTATATACGGACGCAGACGGACGAATATGTTCTGAAAGCGGTTGAAATATCGGCAGAGTGGAACAAATACACCGCACAGTTGAATGTCGAGGAACTTGAGGGAGCAGCGTTTTCATTCGGTTTCACATCACAGGAGCAGACAATCACTGCATGTCTCAACACGGCGTTTGCGGGTACGGGATGGACGGTCGGAATATGTACTGTCACAAAGAAAAGAACAATCAAAATCGAGAGTGCGACATCCGCATGGAATATTTTGCAGGAGTGTCTTGATACATACAGATGTGAATGTCAGATTGATTCACTGCACAAGGTTGTGAATATCTATGAAACAATCGGACAGGACAGAGGATGTTATTTCGTGGAGGGTCTGAACCTCCGAAAACTGACGCTCAATTCGGACACATACGACTTTTTCACGAGAATCGTTCCGATAGGAAAAGACGGATTGACCATTGAGGCAGCAGTCGGGAAAACATATCTCGAAAATCATCAGTACAGTAAGAAAATCAAGACGTACACATGGAAAGACGACAGATACACCAATATTGAAAGTCTGATTGAGGATGCGACTGCGAAACTCGACGAAATGTCGAAACCATACAGAGCATATTCCGCAGATGTGGTCGACCTTGCGAAAGTCAATCCGGAATACTCAAGTGTTTTAGATTACGGAATAGGAGACAGCGTCACTTTTATTTCAAAGAGGACAAACACGAGAGCAAAACAGCGAATTGTGAAAATTGTTGAATATCCGGAACAGGCAGAGAAAAACAAGGTTGAGTTGTCGAACACGACGAAATCATTCGCAGAGGTTCAGAAAACAGAGACGGAAATTGCAAAGCAGGAGGCGGTCTCAATCGCAAAGAGCAGTGCAAAGGCAATGATTGAGGAATATCTGTCCTCATAGACGGACGCAGAAAGGAGGAAAACAGATGGCAACATTGACCAAACTCGTGACACGAATCAACCTTGAAATGTCCGGCGACACAAAACTCTATATGGTATCGGCAAAACAGGGAGACAAGGCAACCCGCCGAGTTATCGCAAAACTGTTGAATGACGGTGCAGAGTACACAATCCCGACAAGTGCAAGGGCGGTCGTGAATGTAAAGAAACCGGACGGAAAACGAGTATATAATTCATGCACGTTCTCCGGATGCGAGGTCACAATCGAACTGACAAATCAGATGCTTGCAGCATCCGGAACAGCATATTGTGACGTAGAAATCAGAACAGCAGACGACAAAGAGGTCATCACATCAGCCTCATTCACGATTGAGATTGAGGAATCAATGAGAAGTGACAAGGCGATTATGTCGGCGAATGAGTTCACCGAAATCGAGAACAGAATCGCAAAGAACGTCGACCCTGCGGTTGAAAAGGCAACAAAGGCAGCGAATGCAGCGGAAAAGGCGACGGCAGAATGTGTCGAAGTCACCGAACAGGCAGAGAACGCATTGCAGAATCAAGAGGAACTTGAGGCGACTTTGAACACAG